GGCATCAAAAATTTGGGCATAAAAAAAGCCACCCAAGTTTCCCTGAGTGGCTTGATAGTTTAGGCAGATCTTTCGATTGTATTATACAATTCTTCCATTGCAACAATCACTTGATCTTGATGTGTGAACATCTCATCGTTTTGTAATCGCTTACTTGCCTTGTCGATATCAGACATAAAGATCTCTAAAGGCGATCTTTTTTCTTTAGACTTTGCGTCAGTCTGTTCTTTTTTAAGTTGGTCTTTCATATCAGAAATAGTTGAGTTGATAGATTGCTGTAACTTTTTCTTTTCCAACTTGTCGACTGGATCAAGATCTTTAGTCGGTGTATTAAACAAGGTCTGTTTCTCGTCAGTCCAACCTAGCACCACAGTATTTTTAAGATCTTGGAAATACTCCTTGGTGCATGTGGACTCACTATTTTTAGTATTAGGACTAATTAGGTCAGTCCAAAGTTTACCTAGATCTCTTAATGTCTGTATAAGAGATACACCAGATTTGACCTTTGCAATGATTGCTTCTTTAAGGACTGGTTCAACTTGAGTTAATGCCGACGTAGTTATTAATTTTTGTTTTGTCATAATATATCCTTTCATGACTGTTTGATTATGGCGTTATTGCCTTTCGATAAGACCAATAGACCATAACTTGTTACAGTTTACAATAGATACGTAGGAAAAGTTAGGGAATTCCCTAACTTCTAACCATACCCTACCCCATGCACCCCTTTTATCAGACATGTTACACATGCGTATATATTACTATTTCACACAAATAAATCACATTTTTATGAGTTCGACCCCCCACCCCCCTCTATATAGGAACACCCCCCTTTGGAGTCCCAAACATCTTGCGTAAAAAATTTTTTGTAGTATATAATCGAACCAAATGACTATTGTAGTAGAACCAGAGTTGAATGTACCCATGAAAGAGGGTGAACCTTCGGCTGATCTAAAGACACGTGTAGAGGCAGCCGCGAATACAGCAAAGGAGTTGGGGGAACATGGTATCGACCTTGAGCCAACTAAAGAAGACAAAGACACAGCCGCAAGATTATCCGTTGCTTACGCTGATGATCCTGAAGATGTGTCGAAAAAAGTCACTGAAAAGAAAATGTCCACGCTAACACCCGCCTCTCTTGTCCTAACAGACAGTATTTTGAAGCAGTTTGGGCGTTCTGTAGTAGAAAGTGCAGTACAAATACGGCATTTGGTGACGAATAAGCTCATAGAAGAGACTGAAAACCCTGATCCGAGGGTCAGAATACGTGCTTTGGAGCTTTTAGGTAAGATTTCGGACGTAGGATTGTTCGCTGAGAAGTCCGAAGTGACCATAACACACCAATCCACGGATGATTTACGCGAAAGATTGCGTTCAAAGCTTACAAAATTGGTAAATCCAGTCGAAGATGCGGCTGTAATTGATGGTAAACCCATAGATGTGGACAAAGAATTAGGTTTAGACGAGGAAAAAGGTGAATAAACACGCTCTTGACTTCTCTGAGGACGAAATTCAGGTCATGTTGGACAATTTAGACAAATATACACCTGAAGAAGTGGCTGAAATAGACAAAATGGTCGATGAATTAGCCACACGACAGCATAATCAGGCAGCATATGATGATTTGATAGCGTTTTGTAAGCACATGCAGCCCGATTACATAGTGGGGAAACATCATAGGATGCTTGCAACCATGCTTATGGACATAGAGCAGGGTCAAAAGGACAGAATCTGTGTAAATATTCCTCCCAGACACGGAAAGTCCCAGCTTGTTTCTATAATGTTCCCCGCTTGGTTCCTTGGACGTAATCCGAACAAGAAAGTTATGATGGTATCGCACACCACAGACTTAGCGGTGGACTTTGGACGTAAAGTGCGTAACTTAATTGCAACAGAAACGTACCAAGAGATATTTCCAACAGTGGCTCTGGCTGTGGATTCTAAGTCGGCAGGGCGTTGGAACACAAATTCAGGAGGTGAATATTATGCGTGTGGTATTGGTTCTTCTATTGCTGGGCGTGGTGCTGACCTCTTGCTCGTTGATGATCCCCATTCCGAGCAGGATGTTATAAACGGAAACTTTGAAGTCTTTGAGAAAGCGTACGACTGGTTTACTTTCGGTGCGCGAACACGTCTAATGCCTGGAGGTCGGGTAGCTATCATACAAACACGATGGCACATGGACGACCTGACAGGACGTGTTACCAAGGATATGGTGAACAACGACAAGTCTGACCAGTACGAGGTTGTGGAGTTCCCAGCCATAATGGACGTGGAGAACAAGAAGACGAAAGAGATTATGCAGAAACCTCTGTGGCCTGAGTTCTTTGACATGGAAGCCCTGCTCAGAACGAAAGCATCTATGCCTGTGTTCCAGTGGAACGCACAGTATCAGCAGGAACCGACAGCAGAAGAAGCCGCTATTGTCAAACGTGAGTGGTGGCAGATGTGGAAGAAAGAAGATCCACCGATATGTGAGTATATTATCATGTCTTTGGACGCAGCTGCAGAGACACACAACCGTGCGGACTACACAGGTCTGACGACGTGGGGTGTGTTTTTGAATGAAGAGGTGGACAACTATAACATTATATTGTTAAATAGCATAAAACGACGGTTGGAGTTTCCCGAACTCAAAGAGTTGGCTATGAACGAATATAGAGAATGGGAGCCTGACTCGTTCATCGTGGAGAAAAAGAGTGCAGGAACTGCGCTGTACCAAGAAATGAGGAGAATGGGTATACCTATACAGGAATATACACCACACAGGGGATCTGGTGACAAGCTAGCTAGACTTAACTCCGTGACTGACATTGTGTCATCAGGTCTGTGTTGGGTTCCCGAAACACGATGGGCAGAGGAGCTAATCGAAGAGATAGCAGGGTTTCCGTTCATGAGCCACGATGACTTGGTTGACTCCACCGTCATGGCGTTGATGAGATTCAGACAGGGTGGGTTTATACGACTGCCAAGTGATGAACCTGAAGAAGTCGTTTACTTTAAACAAAAGAGAGGCGGGTATTACTGATGGCTGTAGAGAAAGGACTATTCCAAGCTCCCAAAGGTGTGGAAGAAGAGGAAACAGAACAACTTGAGATAGAAATCGTAAACCCTGACATGGTCACGTTAGATGATGGTAGTATGGAGGTAACTATCGTACCCGATGCGGAAGGCATTAGCACAGGGGCGTTTGACGAGAATATAGCTGAAAATATGGAAGAAGATCAGCTAGCCGCTGTGGCTGATGAGTTATTGGGTAATATCGACTCTGACTTGGAAAGCCGTAAAGAGTGGGCAGATACCTTTGTCCGTGGTCTGGATGTGTTGGGTTTCAAATATGAAGAACGTAGCGAACCCTGGGAAGGAGCTTGTGGTGTGTACTCTAACGTGTTAGCAGAAGCAGCTATACGCTTCCAGGCAGAAACAATGGGTGAGACATTTCCTGCACAGGGACCTGTAAAAACAAAGATACTGGGTGAAGAAACCCGTGAGAAGCTAGAAGCGGCTAATCGTGTAAAAGCAGACATGAACTATCAGCTAACAGAGAACATGGTGGAATACCGATCAGAGCATGAACGTCTGTTATATAACCTTGGTTTGGCAGGGTCTGGGTTCAAGAAAGTATACTATGATCCTAATCTAGGACGGCAAGTTGCTGTGTTCGTACCTGCAGAAGATGTAATCGTGCCTTATGGGGCATCGCACATAGAAACAGCGGAACGTGTGACACATGTCATGCGAAAGACAAAAAACGAGTTGAAGAAGCTACAGGCTAGTGGGTTCTACGTGGACGTAGATCTTGGTGAGCCACAGGCATACCACAGTGATATAGAAGAACGTAAAGCAGAAGAAGGTGGATATTCTCTTACAAACGACAACCGCTACAGTATATACGAGGTACACGCAGATATAATTATAGATGGTGTTGATAATTCAGACGAGGGCATAGCCAAGCCATATATAGTATCTATAGAGCGTGGGTCATATAAAGTGTTAGCTATACGAAGAAACTGGAACCCAGACGACAGTTTAATGTTGAAAAGACAGCACTTTGTGCATTATGTATATACCCCAGGCTTTGGGTTCTACGGTCTTGGATTGATACATATCATAGGTGGCTATGCACAGGCAGGGACATCTATCATACGTCAGCTTGTAGATGCAGGTACTTTGGCAAACCTCCCAGGGGGGTTGAAGTCAAGAGGTTTGCGTATTAAGGGGGACGATACACCGATAGAACCTGGGTCTTTTAGAGATGTGGACGTACCATCGGGCAGTATACGTGACAACATCATGCCACTGCCATATAAAGAACCAAGTCAAGTATTATTAGCGTTATTGAAAGACATAACCGCTGAAGGACGTAGATTGGGGGCTGTAAGCGATATGAACATATCGGATATGTCTGCTAACGCTCCTGTGGGTACAACCCTTGCCCTGTTAGAGAGAACACTCAAGCCTATGGCAGCTGTACAAGCACGTGTACATTATGCCATGAAGCAAGAGTTTAAGATGTTGAAGATGCTCATGGCAGAATATGCGACTGCCGAGTATACGTATGTGCCGACTAGAGGTGACGTATCAGCTAAACAATCAGACTATATGATGATTGATGTCATCCCTGTATCAGACCCAAATAGCTCTACAATGGCACAACGTGTGGTGCAGTATCAGGCAGTCCTCCAAATGGCCCAGTCTGCACCACAGATATATGACCTGCCTCAGTTACATAGGCAGATGATAGAAGTCCTTGGGGTGAAAAACGCAGAGAAACTTGTACCAACCAAAGACGATCTCAAGCCTGTAGATCCTGTGAGTGAGAATATGGCAGCGTTACAAGGTAAACCGATGAAAGCGTTTATTTACCAAGACCAAGATGCTCATATCGCTACACATATGGCGTTTATGCAAGATCCTGTCATAGCACAAATGATAGGGCAGAACCCACAGGCGAAACAGATTATGGCATCTTTACAGGCGCACATAGCCGAACATTTAGGGTATAAGTACAGGAAAGACATAGAGGCACGTCTAGGTGTAGAACTACCACTTCCAAATGAGCAACTACCTGAAGACATCGAAGTCAATCTATCTAGACTGGTTGCTGATGCAGGTAAGGCTCTTGCTGAGTCAAACATGCAACAAGCAGCCCAACAACAGGCACAACAGAAAGCTCAAGATCCTATCGTACAGATGCAACAGGCAGAGTTACAGATCAAAGCACAAGAAGTACAACGTAAAGCTGAAAAAGACAAAGCGGACATAGCATTAAAGCAAGCTGAACAAGATCGAAAAGAAAAGAAAGACGAGTCAGACGCTATCTTAGAAGCGGCTAGATTACAAAGAGGCGGTTAATGGCGAAAACAATATTTGACGTTCTAGTGAGTAAAATCGAGGCAGATATAGCCTCTGCACAGGATTTCCTTGAAGCAGGGTCAGCAAAAGACTATGCAGGTTACAAGGAAGTTGTTGGACTGATCCGAGGTCTAAAGTCCAGCATAACACATATTCAAGACCTTGCGAAACAACAACTGGAAGGTGACGATGACTGAAGTAGTACAACTGACGGACGACGAACTAGAACAACAATTACCACGACCTGTGGGGTATAGAGTGCTTATAGCTTTACCTGAGATAGAAAAGACGTATGGCAACACTAGCGTCTTAAAAACAGATAAAGAGATACATCACGACTATATTATGTCTATCATGGGACTCGTTGTGGATATGGGTGATGGAGCTTATAAAGACAAAGAGCGTTTCCCTGATGGGGCATGGTGTAAAGAAGGTGATTTCGTAATGTTTCGAGCAAACAGCGGAACACGATTTAAGGTGGCTGGAAAAGAGTATCGTTTGTTGAATGATGACTCTATAGAGGCTGTAGTAGCAGATCCTCGTGGTATCACGAGAGCATAAGAGGTAAAAAATGGCATTTGAAAAAGTAGAATATAAGTTTCCTGATCCTGATGATACAGCGAACCAAAACATAGAGATAGAGGACTCTAGTGCTATAGAGGTCGATCTATCAGGCAAAAATGAGGAGAAAGATGAACCAAAAGCTAACGGAGCAGATGATAAGGGAATCCAGAAAGCTACGCCTAAAGATGAGCTTGAAGTCGAAGTTGTTGATGATACACCGAAAGCTGACAGGAATCGTAAGCCTTCTGAGCCACCCGAAGAGGTCACTGACGAAGAGCTTGAGGATTATTCTGAGAAAGTTAGAAAGCGTATACAGCATTTTAGTAAAGGCTATCACGATGAGAGGCGAGCAAAAGAAGCAGCCTTAAGAGAGCGTGACGAGTTAGAAAGGTTTGTAAAATCCATACAGGATGAGAACAACAAACTAAAAGGCAGTGTTAATAAGAATCAAACAGCTCTTGTTGAACAGGCTAAGAAAACAGCAGAGATCGAGCTTGCTCAAGCTAAAAGCGCATATAAAACTGCGTATGAGGCGGGAGACACAGATGCTATCCTTGCTGCACAAGAAAGTTTAACAAATGCTAAGATTAAGACCGATAAGTTAAATAATTTCAAAGTACCTCCTTTACAGGAGGAAACAGATGAGGTAAAAACTAAAGAGGAGCCTGAAAAAGCACCTGTTGTAGATAAACGGGCGCAGGACTGGGCTTCAAAGAACACTTGGTTCGGTACAGACGATGAGATGACAAGTCTGGCACTGGGCTTGCACAACAAACTTGCCAAGCAAGGAGTTGATTTGCAGAGTGACGAATACTACGAGGCTATTGATACTCGTATGCGGCAACTCTTCCCAGATAAGTTCGAAGAAGAGGTTGCAGAGACCGAAGAGGCTGAAAAGCCTAAAAAACAGGCTAATGTGGTTGCACCCGCAACGCGGAGCGTAGCACCCAAAAAGGTAAAGCTAACGCAAACACAAGTCGCCATCGCGAAAAGATTAGGAGTACCTATCGAATTATACGCCCAAAAGGTTGCAGAAGAAATGAGGAAAGAATAATGGCTGAGAATAGAATCAACAGAGAACTTGAAACTCGTGAGAAGACAGTACAAAAGAAGGCTTGGCAGCGACCCGAAACGTTACCTTCGCCCACGCCAGAGCCAGGGTATACGTACCGTTGGATACGAACAAGCACTCAAGGTCAAGTCGACGCTACTAACGTTTCCTCAAAATTACGTGAGGGTTGGGAACCCGTAAAGGCAGTTGACCATCCAGAAATCACTTTGGTAACTATCGAGAACGAAAAGTTCAAAGATAACATTGTGATAGGAGGGTTAATGCTGTGTAAGGCTCCAGAAGAACTCAAAGATGAAAGGACTGCGTATTTCAAGGCGCAAACCGACAATCAGATGAAGTCAGTAGATAACAACCTCATGCGAGAAAACGACCCTAGGATGCCGTTATTTAACGAACGGAAGACTAAGGTCACTTTTGGTAAAGGCAATTAATTTTAACAGGAGACTATTTTCATGGCTTATCCAACTATTGATGCCCCTTATGGGCTAGTACCCGTTGGTTTGATTGGTGGTCGTCCTTACACAGGTGCTACTCGACAAATGAAGATAGCTAGCAACTACGGCACAGCTATCGGAAAAGGCGACTTAGTAAAGCGTGTAAACGACGGAACTATTGAGCGTGACGGAAGTACAACCGCTTTCCCAGCGACTGGGACGTTAGGTGTTTTTATGGGCTGTCAGTACACTGACCCCAATACAAGTCAGCTAACATTCAACAATCAATATCCTGGCAGCATCGTTGCTAGTGATATACATGCGTTTGTTGTTGATGACCCAGATATTATCTTAAAAGCAGCTATCTGCTCTTCAGGTACAACAATGGCAACATTGGGAAGAACGGTTATTGGTAACAAAGCTTCAATCATTAGTAATACACTAAATACTACTAATGGTGCATCCAAGCTTGCTATCAACAACTCCGTTGCTACCACTTCAACACTACCATTTCAAATCATTGATGTAGTTGACAGCACTGCGACAGGTAGCGATACCTTTCAAGAAGTGCTTGTCATATACAGCACACATACTGATAATGGTAGTAACGTGTTCATCGGTGGACACGCTTATCGTAACCCAGTTGGACTGTAGGAGGTATAGACAATGGCAATTTCTAGAGCGCAACTTCTTAAAGAGCTACTTCCTGGTCTTAATGCACTATTCGGTTTAGAGTATGCAAAGTACGGGGAGGAACATGCGGAGATCTTTGAATCAGAGACTTCTGACCGTTCTTTTGAAGAAGAAACTAAACTATCAGGCTTTTCTGCTGCACCAGTCAAAGACGAAGGTTCTGCCATCGAATATGACAATGCACAGGAAGCATTCACAGCTCGCTATACACACGAGACAGTGGCGATGGGCTTCGCAATTACTGAGGAGGCTATCGAAGATAACTTGTATGACTCTTTGTCAGCACGTTATACAAAGGCACTAGCTCGTGCAATGGCGTACACCAAGCAGGTAAAAGCAGCAACTATCTTAAACAATGCTTTTGACTCTGGTACTACCTATGGAGATGGAGTGGAGCTTTGTTCTACTGCACACCCATTAGTGAGTGGTGGAACTAACTCCAACGAACCATCAGTAGCCGCTGATCTTAACGAGACTTCATTAGAAGCCGCTGTTATTCAGATCGCAGGGTGGACAGATGAAAGAGGACTTCTCATTGCAGCAAGACCTCGAAAGTTAGTGATCCCACCGAATCTACAGTTTGTGGCAACAAGATTGTTAGAAACTGAAGGCAGAGTAGGAACTGCGGATAACGACCTCAATGCACTACGCAACAATGGTTCTATCCCAGAGGGCTACACTATCAATCACTATCTGACTGATACAGACGCTTTCTTCCTGCTAACTGATGTACCAAACGGTCTAAAGCACTTCACACGTAGTCCAATGGCTACATCTATGGATGCTGACTTTGACACAGGTAACAGCAGATATAAGGCTAGAGAGAGATACTCTTTCGGTGTATCTGATCCATTAGGAATCTTTGGTTCCCCAGGAGCCTAAGAAAAAATCAAAGGGCGGCTTGCGGGTCGCCCTTTTTTACTTTATACTACGCTTACCTTGACAATCACATGGTGTGATTGACTTCAGCCACGACAAGGAGGTTCACATGGCTAACACTACATTCAAAGGAACATTGCGTTCTGAGGGTGGTTATTCTTCAATAGCTACAGCAGCATCAACAGGGGTAGAGACTACACAAATGTCTATATCTTCTGCTGGTTTTACATCCCTAAACGCAAACACAATGGCAACCGAAGCAGGTGCAGGTATTACAGGCGGCACAGGTACTGTTTACAGAAGCTCTGTAATTAGAGAAGGCGGTGTCATCAAGACAAGTATCTTGATTGATCTTACAGGTCTACGCTCTACAGCCAACGGTGATATCATAGGTGTTAACGGCACATCAGATGTATGTCACATCGGACAGATCACAGCTGCTAGAAACGGAACTATCTTAGCAGGTAGAATGACTTGCTTTGAAACACCTGCTGGTGGTGATCCAGATATCAATGTCCACTCAGCCACTGAGGGTACAGGTGTTGAAGATGGAGCGATTGCAGATCTAACTGAAACTCTACTGGTAAACTCAGGAGATCTTTCAACAGGCACTGTTGTTACATTTACAGGTGTACCAGCAGCAGATGAGTTTCTATACCTAACTCTTGGTGCTACAACAGACGCAGATTACACAGCAGGAAAGTTACTTATAGAATTGTTTGGTTACGAAGCTTAAACTAGGAGGGTACAATGGGACTGTCTGATGTAAAAGCATTAACAGTAAACGATGAGAATGCCGCAGACGATGATCGTTTGGTCACTGCGGCTAGACCTAACACGTCAGCGACTATGGCTCAAACTACTCATGCTAACGGCACTGCTAGAAATGTAACGGTTACAACTACTGGAACAAGCGACAACGCGAAGACTTGTACCATAACAGGTACAGATGTGTTTGGTGACGCTATGACAGAAGTTATCACGTCTACAGGATCAGCGGAGACAGTAGCAGGAACTAAGTTGTTTCTAACTGTAACTGCCGTGGAGTGTTCTGCTCAATATGCAGCGAACATAAAGGTAGGTTCAGGCACGTTATGCGCTCAAGCTATTCAGGGTAGTAATCGTGTGCGATTAAAAGGATTTTCAATAACTTCTGGTGGTACTGCAGGGGATGTGGAATACATAAACGGAACCCCCGAAAGTGGCACGACGTTGTTTAAATCCAGAACAAATGGTACAGCCAACACTGTGATAGATAGGACAATACCTTCAGAGGGTGTCTTGTTTGAGAACGGCATGTCTGTAAAGTACACACTGGACGTTGCTGACATGATAACGTTCTTTCATGCGTAACGATTACAAAAGAGGCGGTCGAGTCCGCAAAGGCAAGGGCATGAAAGGTATGTCCATAAAAAGTGGGGACAAACGCCCCACTAAGGCTGGAGCGGGCATGACAGCAAAGGGTGTTGCTAAATACAGACGGCAAAATCCTGGGTCTAAGCTGAAGACAGCTGTGACAGAAAAGAAGCCTACAGGTAAGCGAGCGGCAAGGAGAAAGTCATTTTGCGCTAGAAGTGCAGGGCAGATGAAGAAGTTTCCAAAAGCAGCGAAAGATCCGAATAGTCGGTTACGACAAGCAAGAAGAAGATGGAGGTGTTAAATGGATAAAAAAACTATGACCGAAAGCATGGACATCATGCGAAAAGTAAAAAGTCTGCCAAAAGAAAGACAGAGAGAAATGGTTAAAAACCTGAGTAAACAAGAAAAAATGGCTTTTAATGAAATGAATAAAAGATATGCCTCTGTCATGGCAGATGAAAAAAAAGCCGCTAAAAGGGGTGGAGGCGGAGGCGCATTTACTCAGTTCGGAACAAGTAGTAGAAAAGGTGTTGAACAATTAAGAAAGAAACCATTCGAGTTCTCTCGTGGAGGTGGCGTAGCTACACAGGGGACTAAATTTAGTAGGAACGGCTAATGGCGATCAGTCGCGCACAAATGGGTAAGCAGATCAAAAACCCACCAAACAAAATGTCTAAACTTTCCCAGAAGAGAAAGAAAAAGGCAGAGAAAGAGAGAAAGAAGAAAGATGGCGTATTTACAAAGTAACATACCGTATTTTAAAGCATGGGTAAGACGAGAGTACACGAAGAATTTTATAGAGTATCAAGGAGATTTTTTACACGCGATGGTTATAGCTGTAACAACAATGCCGAATAGGTGTCTAAGTTTCCAAGTAATATTTACTGGATGTGAGACAGATGACACAGATGAACCAAACGTGCATGGTGGAGCCATGTGGGCTAGGATGCCCATAACAGCGTTGGTAGCTGATACCAGTTACGAAGAGTGGCCCACAGAGATGCCGACCTATGTAACACAGCCGTGGGATTGCATGTCTCACGATCACTCAGTTTACGTATTGAATAGAGCCACACCTGCTCCTTGGATAGCCAAGGTAGACGGAGAGTTCTATCCTGCGAAATACTATTTTACTGTAGACTATACAAACAGTGAAGTAGCGGACGATCCTGCCCAACACAAACAGAGTCATGTTCTTGAACTGTTAGATGCAGGAGAGTATACAGGTAACATAGTAGCGTTGCCTAACAATCGGGTTCGTGTCACGCACCCTGCGTGGTTTGAGACTGGTCAAGGCGCACCAGACTTCAGACCGAATCAACATACTTTTCATTCTAAACAGAACCACGAATACGTTTGGGACACCCAGCGTGTTTTTAATAACCTATACAAGGAGCAAGAAGATGACGAAGAAGAATAATAAGATGAAGATGGTGAAAGACCCAAAGACAGGAAAGATGGTTCCTGAGTTTGCTGTAAAGAAAGCAGAGGGTAAAACAGTCAAAAAGAAGATGATGGCTGGTGGTAAAATGGTTAAAAAGATGATGGCGGGCGGTAAAACCAAGAAAGGTTACGCTGCTGGTAAAATGGTATCAAAGAAAATGATGTCTTCAGGTAAGCTTGTTGGAGGGCAAACAAAGCTAGACAAGAACAAAGATGGAAAGATAACTGGAGACGATTTCGCGATGTTGCGAGGGGGCAAAGCTAAAGGCGGAGCTATCAAGAAAATGGCTGGCGGTAAAATGGTCAAGAAGATGATGGCTAAAGGCAAGATGGTCAAAGGCGGTGCTAAAGGCGGTAAGAAGAAAGCCAAGGTAAGAGGCGCAGGTATAGCACGAAAAGGTGTAAGACCAGCGAAAATGGTGTAAATCATGGCGTTACGTAGGTATTACAAAAAAGGGGGTAAGATTTGTCCTGCTGGTAAGGCGTGGGCAAAACGTACCTTCGATACATACCCTTCAGCGTACGCCAACCTTGCGGCTTCTAAATACTGTAAAGACCCTAACTACGCAAAGGGTGCAAAGGGTAAAAAGAAAAAGAAGAAGTAATGGGTGAACTTAAGAAGTGGTTAGATCAGAAGTGGGTTCGTATAGGGACAGACGGAAAGATCAAAGGTCCTTGCGGTACATCTAAGGATAAAAAGAATCCTGACAGATGCTTACCTGCCGCAAAGGCTAGGAGTCTGTCTCAGAGCCAACGAGCCACTACAGCCAAGAAAAAGAAGCGAGAAGGCGCAAAAGGGAAAACTGTAGTAAAAAATACTAAACCTGCTACAGTAAAACTTAGCGGTGGAGGTCTTGCCCGAAGAAGGCGTGGTATCGCAAGAGGTTGCGGTGCTGTCATGGAGGGTAGGCGTAAACAAACGCAGTATATATAGGAGGCAACATGGAGCTTATACAGAATGGTACGTTTGCAACAGGAGAACCTGTGTACCAAATAGCAGAAAAGAATAGCGACGGGACACACACCACTGTTGTGTTTGACCCGATGACAAAAGAGGAAGCTGAAGCAAGACTAAAGTCTATGGGAGGCACGACTGTGGAGCCTGTACAAGAAACAGTATCTGACGACTCTCCTGACTACAAGTCTATGACAAAGTTAGAATTAGAAGCCATGATGCGTGAGCATGGTGTGGAGTTAGACAGACGTAAATCAAAAGGTGAATTGTTAAAAGAAGTAGACGCTTATTTTGCTCACGTCTTGCACACACCTAGCGAGGACTAATAATGGCTACATCGGGTACTACAGCATTCAACATGGACTTCACGGAGATCGCTGAAGAAGCGTGGGAACGTGCAGGTCGTGAAATGCGTTCTGGGTATGACCTAAGAACTGCCCGTAGATCCATGAACTTGTTGACCATAGAATGGCAAAACAGAGGACTAAACCTTTGGACAATAGACAGCGTGACACAAGCCGTAACGGCAGGTACAGCACAATACACACTTGCCGCAGATACCATAGACTTATTAGATCAAGTTATACGAACGGGTGACAGTGGTTCTGGGGGTCAGTATGGTGACGGAGGATCTACACAATCTGATCTCACCATAAGTCGTATTGGTGTGACTACCTTCGCGTCTATCCCTAACAAGTTAATACGCGGTAGACCTATTCAAGTATGGGTTGAAAGATTGCGTGATGCACCACGAATAAACCTATGGCCCGTGCCTGACAAGTCCTATAGCTTTGTATACTGGCGACTACGACGTATAGAAGATGCAGGAAATGGCATAGAAACAGCGGATATGAACTTTAGATTTCTACCTTGTCTGGTGGCAGGGTTGGCATATAACATAGCTATGAAGACACCTGAACTATCAGGCAGAGTACAGATGTTAAAAGCCGACTACGACGAACAGTATAATCTAGCTGCTGGTGAAGACAGAGAGAAAGTATCTGAGCGTTTCGTACCACGAGTGGGGAGGATTTAGTGGCATTTGCATCTATCAAAAGAGCAATAGCTGAATGTGATATTTGTGGGTTTCGTTTTAAACTACGTGAGCTACGAAACATAATCACCAGAGGCAGAGACACAAACATCAAAGCATGCCCGCAATGTTTTAGTCACGACCACCCACAAAACAAACAAGGGTTGTATCCTGTGCGTGATCCCCAAGCGATACGTGACCCACGTCCTGATTTCGCAGGGTATATACAAAGTAGAAATTATGCGTGGGGTTGGAATCCTGTAGGTGATGGGCAGAACAACTATGGACTAAGTAAGAGTAGTAGTTTAAAAATGATTAGTGGTGTAGGATCGGTAACGGTGACAACATGAATTATACAGAATTAAAAACAAATATAGCGGACATATGTGAGACGACGTTCACAGACGCACAGGTAAATATGTTTATACAACAAGCCGAACAGAAGATATACAACACTGTTCAGATACCTGCGTTACGTAAGAACGTGTCTGCCACAACCACATCTAGTAATAGATATTTAGCTTTACCTGCAGATTTTCTCTATGCGTACAGTATGGCTATATATACCACGGCAGGTAACGTATATTCTTTTTTATTATATAAAGACGTTAACTTTATGCGTGAGGCATACCCAAACCCTACCACAACAGGCACACCAAAGCATTATTCACAGTGGTCAGATGGGTTTTTTATATTAGGACCCACACCTGATGCTGCATACAACGTAGAACTTTATTATGGTCACTATCCGACATCTATTGTTACAGCCACTAACACCTTCTTGGGTGATGACTTTGATTCAGCTTTGTTAAATGGAGCGTTGATAGAAGCTGTACGATTTCAAAAACAAGAGCCAGATGTTATACAAAATTACGAGAAGTTGTACTTACAATCAATTACGTTGCTTAAAAACGCATATGAGGGTAGAAATGTTACAGATAACTACAGATCTGGAACGTATAAGGTAGAGGTTAGTTAATGTTAACAAACGCAATAAAAATGGGAGAAAACTTTAGTGTGGATGTTATAACCACCGACAACAGAGGTTTGACCCCCGAAGAAGTGACAGCGTTATGTTTAGATAAGATAATAGCTGTAAGTGATACAGCACCACCTGCCATAAAAGATCAAGCACAAGCATTTCGTGGTCATTTAGAGCGTGTTATACTAGAGTATATGAAACAAGCTATAAAACATGATAGGGTGACAATATATAATGCAATAAAAGACGCAGGGTACGATAAACTCGCAGAACACATAAGGAGAATATAATGGCTTTTTCAGGCAACGCATTATGTAATTCATTTAAGCAAGAGTTACTAGAAGGAGTACACAACTTCAAAAATAGTGGAGGAGATACTTTTAAATTTGCCATGTATACAAACTCCCAGGCGGGTAATGATAATCTAGGGGGAAGTAGCAGCACTATGGACGCTACAGTCACAACGTATAGCACGTCAGCGTCAAACGAAATATCTGCCACGGGAGATTACAGTCAGGGTGGTGGCACGTTAACACGAGTTGATCCATCGTTGAAATCTACATCAACAGCTACAACACAGTTTGGCACTTTAACATTCTCTAGTGTTACTTTGACCGCAAGAGGAGCGTTAATATACAACTCAAGCGATTCTAATAAAGCTGTATGTGTGTTAGATTTTGGGGCAGATAAATCAGCATCAAGTGGCACGTTCCAAATAAACTTTCCAACTAACGATGCAAGTAACGCACTAATAAGGATAGCATAATGGCATTCAAACTTGCAGATAGAGTAAAAGAATCAACTGTAACAACAGGCACGGGAGCTATAGCCCTTGGTGGAGCTGTGACTAACTTTGAAACTTTTTCTGCAAATTTATCAAATTCAGATACCACCTATTACGCTATTGTCGATAATACTAACAATGCTTTTGAAGTAGGGTTAGGCACATACAATTCTTCAGGTAACACGTTATCACGATCTGTTATAGCGAGTTCTAACAGCAACAGTGCTGTCAATCTTGGTGTAGGGACTAAAGAAGTCTTTATAACAGCTATCGCGGACAAGATTGTCATGGAAGATGGTAGCAATAATGTTGCCATAGGAGGCACAGTAACTGCCACGGCTTTTAGTGGTAGTGGTGCAAGTCTTACAGGTGTTGATGTAGTAAACGATACTAGCCCTCAGTTGGGTGGCAACTTGGATGTAAATGGTAACGATATTGTTACCACGTCTAACGCAAATTTAGAGTTAGCACCAAACGGAACAGGAAAAGTTGTTGTAAAGGGCAACAGTAATCAAGGGGCTATACAATTAAACTGCGAGGCTAATTCACATGGACAAATAATAATTGCCGCCCCTCACTCAGAAAGTGCTAATAATACACTAACCCTACCTAGTACAGGTGGAGATGCTCGTTTAGTATCAGCGACATCTACGGCTACGCTAACCAACAAAACTCTGACAAGTCCTGTTATAGAAACAATAACAGGATCAACGATTACATTAGACTCAGCAGGGGACATAACCTTAGATGCAGGTGGAGCCGATGTAACATTAAAAGACGATGGCACTACATTTGGTAGTTTAACAAATAGCAGTGGTGAGTTAGTGGTTAAGTCTGGATCTACCCCAACAACAGCTATGACGTTTAGCGGAGCTAACGTAACTCTAGCAGGGAACCTTACAGTAAATGGCACGACAACTACGGTTAACAGCACCACGTTAACTGTAGACGATCCGATAATAACGCTTGGAGGTGACTCTGCTCCTGGCAGTGATGACAACAAAGATAGAGGTGTAGAGTTTCGATATCATACTGGATCAGCAGCAAAAGTAGGTTTCTTTGGCTTTGATGACGATACAGGAAAATTTACATTTATACCTGACGCAACAAATAACTCTGAAGTGTTTAGTGGATCAGTCGGTAATGTGGCTTTTGGTATTGGCACGTTTAGCTCCTTAGATATATCTGGTGACGTAGATGTAGACGGAACGCTTGAGGCAGATGCTATTACACTTAATGATGTAGCTGTAACATCAACAGCAACACTATCAACAGGTATATCAAATGGTAATGTTTTGGTTGCAAATGCAAACGTAGTAGATAATGATTTTCTGAGAGTTGATGGAACAAGCATTGAAGGTAGAAGTGCCTCTGAGCTTGCAACAGACATAGGGGCAGCCACGACAGACGATGCAACAGCTTTGGCAATAGCGTTAGGATAAAGGAGAAAACACATGGCAAATGACGCAATAGCAAGCATACAGGCAACAATACTACCTGATGAAATAGCAAAGACTATTTCTGCTACTATGACGGTATCGCCTTCCGATGCAAACGATAAATGGTACTATAAAAAAACAAGTGTATCTAATACAGGCACTGAAGACTTGATAGCAGGGAACTACACGGATTATACAGCTGTAGATAATGATACCGCACCCACGGCAGTAGCTACAGGTGACAAAGTAAATTTCTTGTTTATTAAGAATATTGACACAAACAGTAGGAGTATTTTTGTATGTTTTGATGCAGGTACAGCATCATCAAGTTTATCAGATGCAGTAACTATAGGTCCGAATGAGTTCTTTTGTGCAAGATTACCAAATACAACGGTTGCTGATATACACGCAATATCGTCAGCATCTACAGCAGAGGTCATAGTGTGTGCGTTACTAGATGATGTAGGTTAAGGAGAAACAGATGGCTAATACATTTAAGAACAAAGTGTATGATGGCTCGAACACATCGGCTAACGCTTTGATGAATGTCTACACGGCTCCATCTGCTACAACAACGGTTGTGATTGGTTTGACACTAGCAAACACGACTACAAGTCAGATAACAGCCGACATCAAGTTAAGTGCAGGACAGACTGTGTTTTTAGCCAAAACCATACCCATACCCTCTGGCTCATCCTTTGAATACATGGGGGGTAATAAGGTTATTATGGAGACAGGTCATACGTTAAGTGTTTCATCAAACACAGCGAATAGCCTAGACACTGTAGCGAGTATAATGGAGATTACATAATGCCGTACATAGGAAGCCAAGTTGGTTCTAGTTTTTCATCAAGACCTGCCACGCAGGAGTTCAATGGAGATAACTCTACAACGGTCTTTACGTTAAATCAGACTGTTACCCAAGAAGACATCGTAGTAAGCGTTGACGGTGTAATACAGGAGAGTGTAGACGCATTTACAGTACCAAATGGTACGAACCTTACATTTACAGAAGCTCCATCAACTGGCACAGGTAATATCTTTGTTATTTATCTTGGTGCTACAGATGTAAGCACAACAATACCTGTTCAAAACAAAGGCAACTTTAAGAATGGTGGTATGTTTAGAGTTAACTCACAGACTGTAGATGTGGATACAACCATAGAAGCAACAGAGAATGCAACAGCCACAGGACCTTTGACAGTATCTTCTGGCATAACCATTACAGTAAACTCAG